CAAAGAAGCAACCCAACGAAAAGCTGTATCGCCAAGTTCAGCTAATATTTTTCCTTTGCCCATTAGTCCTCAGCTTTCGCTATTGTGTTTCCAGCTATATCTGCTTCATTACTTCCATAAAATTTTTCCCAAAGATCATCTTCAAACCAATTTTCCCAATTTTCTGATTTATCTCCGAGACCAAGTTTTTTACCAACATCTGAGTCTCCTTCGGCACCTCCATATTCAAGATATGTTTCCCAAACTTTTGTATTTTTTCTTGTAGTCGAATCTGTCTCATCAATAAATTTTATTATTTGGTCGTCTGTGTATCCAAATTGTATTTGAAGATTTTCTAAATAATCAGCCATATCACTATTAGTAGAAATCATGTCTAATTCATCTTGATCAACAGTTTTCTTTTTCATTTCAAAATATTTTTTAGCTTTATTAATTTCTGATGAGAAATTTTCAATACTTTCTTTCATCGTTTCAGTACCATATTGTGGACCAATACCAAAATCCGTCATATGCATCAAGTCATTAATAGCATCTATTTTTGAAGGCTGTCCTACATTTCTAACAATAGCACCTGCGATCTTTTTTGTAACAGGTTTAACAGCAGGAATATCTGAAACTGGCACAATATCCTCCATAATTTTACCAACAGGAACTTCACTTAAAGCACCAACTGCGAGAGGTGCTGCAGCAATTTTTGTCATTGCACTTCTTCTGGATGGATCAACTGGTTGTTCTGAAGATTTTCTAGATAAACTTCTAAAAAAGCTAGAAACTTTTGGAGAAACATATTTGAGAAGCTTTTCACCTCCATATCCAGCAAGACCTGATAAAGTGCCAACAATTGCTGCATCTTTTGCTCTGCCTTCAATATTTTCACCTGATAAAAATCCTTCTAATGCTCCTAATCCAGCTGATGATGCA